AACTGTATTGTTGTTGTCATGGTGCCGGGTGCCTCCCGGTGACTCTACCCCAGTCAGCAAAGCCGCGCGCATACCTGCAGATAGCAGTTGACTGGAACGCCCTTTCGCTTAGAAAGGATTCACCACAATAATAAGTTACGACTAATCCATTCTAGCGGTCAATACATCATCGCCATGAGTCCTCTCAGAACGAGGGGAAACAAAAAAGGCCACCCGGAGGCAGCCCTTAAAATAAAAAACCCGCAGCAGTGGCGGGTTTATGTTTTGATTTGTTGCTCAGTACGCTTTACTGTCCCGAGCCTACCACAATTTAAGCACTTTCTTGCTCACTATGCAACTTAAATCTGTCGCTATTTGTGCCAAACGCATCACAAAGTGGAGCGTACAGGATCGATTCTGCCAAACTTACCCATGTGTCGATTCGGCGGCGGCATGTGATAAGGGTCCAGTCTGGGTGTTTTGCATTAAGCTCGTTGGCCATCTGTAGTTTGCTCTTACGCAGCCGGTGACGGTCAACGATTACGCCATACAACCCACGGTATTCATCATTCATCAGAACCGAAGCAATAACACCATCCACCTTAAGGCCTTCTTCGTCTGAGCAGAAAGCGAGTCCTGTTTTGTTTTTGCTGTCTAGGATTTCGCGCAGGTAAGCTTCCAGCTCAGGTTTAGTGATGCCGGATTTCTTCATTCGGCGCAACGCATCGTTGATTGCGGTCTTGGTGATTTTCCCGGATGCCAGTAGCTGGTTGAACATGTTTCCGCCTGAACCACCACCGATGTATGACCAGCGGCCCCACATGCGGAGCTTTCCCTGTACCCAGATGCTTTCGAGAGTTCGAAGGCGAACCATCTCGCCGGATTTGCCAACTTCAGAAGGATTGATCATGTTGCGTCTCCACTTACGCCAGTACGCCAATTGCCAGCGCACGATCTAAAAACCGAAACAACAGCACCAACTGGTCGCCGTGCTTCGCTTCAAATGCCACAGGATCAGCGTGCAACTCATCGTGATGCGCTCTGCACAGCGGTATCACAAACAGGTCATGCGCTTTGGTACCCATTCCACCCTGCCCGTGGCCTATCAGGTGGTGGGGGTCGTCTGCCGGGTTATTGCAGCAACTGCACTGCTGCGACTTCACCCAGCGGGTGTACTTCTCGTTCTCCCAGCGGCGGCGCTTTGGCCTCAGCATGAAAGATTCAGGTGATTCAGGATCGACCTTCACCGAGACTATCTTCTTAACTTTCTCCTGGAGTATTTCAGTTGCCGGTAATGACGGAACAATATCGCTTTCCCGCATCACTGATATGTGCGATTCAGGCTTAATCCGGAGTGCCTGGTTAGCCACTGATTCAGGAATCAGGTCAGCCAGATCGTTACGTACCATCCACCAGCAAAACTCCGGC